CAAGTATGGATGTTAGGCGAGTTGGATTTTGTATAAATTGTGGTATTGATAGTGAGATGTTCTACGATACATACTTGGAGTATGGTGTGAGCCCTAGTCTACAGATTGCCGCTTACATGGACGTCATGAAGATACTATGGATGGATGGAGACAGAGACACCAAGAATAAGCTGGCGGTTATAGAGCAAATGTTCCTGGCTGTGAAACACATACCTGCCCCTAGATATATAACTCCGATGACAGTTTCGACAGAGGCAGATCCGCATTATATTTTCTTGCAGGGGGTAGAGACCATAGATGGCCAGACAGTTACATCAGAAGTATCCGCACCTAGCGCGAGTTACATCAAGAATACAGAGTTTGCTGACATCTCGGACTCAGTCTACGTCCCACATTGGCAGCAGATGATAGATAGCTTACATAGAGTGGATTATAACGCTCTAACTATGTTCGTTGATAAAACTCACCTAGCCGGAATACGTTATGGAGATCAGGCTTATGCTTTATGTATGACACCTAATTCCAAGGATCAGGGATCAATAAACAAACTTGAGAAACCACAGGGTATATCTGACTTGGATTGGCAGAATGCTGTACGACGAGAGAGTAGAAATGCAACAACCCGCATGGAGGCTATGAACAATGAGTGTTTTAGGCGTATGAATTATATGATACCAGAGAGTTACGAGGAAGTATTGACACAGTATCTTACGACTGTATTGAGTTCGAAGTCTTCAGGAGGTATTAAAACTTCAATAGATATCGCACCAATGGCAGCGGCAACATACGGTCATTCTGGACGTAGTGGAATATCGGTGTCATCATCAGCAAAGGCTTTTGGAGGAATACTTGCCATGGACAAACTTCTAGATATATCAGTCGTATCAATGAAGTCAACACCAAAAAGACCGGACCCCATAGCAGAAAGAAACGTAGCGGCAAGAATAGTCAGGATAGTATACGTGGTGGGATCACCAAGGATAGCCTGTGAAGGACCAAGATATTCGGCATTAAGAGAGATGTTCTCAGGATGTAGTTTTGCGGGTATCGACTTCAGGAAGAGGATGTTTACGCCGTATGCTGATGGGGACTCAGTTGCTAAAAAGTATCTCTATTTTGCCCTATGTTCAGGCGCCGGCTACTCATCGTCATTCGAAGACTCAATACGCTTAGTGACATCTGATTTTACTAGTCAAGATCAGTACAGCGCCATAACTCAGTCAATGATAGTTACGAGCTACAGAAAGTGGCTTGCTGATCCTGACTCTACCAGTATAATTTGGGACGTGCTAAAGGATGGGAAACCTCATAAGATGTTGGCTAGAGAATTCCTGTCATTAGGTAGTATAGCATCATGTGGTGGAGTGTACCTATCATCTAAGTATAAGACGAAAGTGGGTGGTGGCATGCTTTGCGGTGTGAAAGTCGAACCTTTCGCCACAGATGGTTGTCGCGTATATAATATGGGTAATCCATCTGGCAAGCTAACTACGACCGCTGATAATAACCTGGTCACTGCAGCAACGGCTATAGATCCAGATGTGGCAACTTTCATCAACGGGGACGATAATGTTACGGCGGTGTACTCCAAAGATATTCAAAGACATAAACTGAATCGAAATATACGGGCTGCGGCATTAGGTCAAAAAGTCAAGCTGGAAGTACCTTTAGCACCATCTTATCTTAAAGTTAGACTGTTAGGTACACATATTGTACAGAGGGTATCAGGCGTGATGTCAGAAAGACCTCCAAATAGTCACATCGAACCGAAAGATTACGGAGATATCTATGGTGCGTGGTATATTACAGCCGCTAGAGCGAACAATCGGACCAGAATGACTTATTGGCAAGCCTTTATAGCGGCGTGTTGTGGATCGTATAAAGGTTTGGGGTACAGGTACCTTCAACCACCATCATACATATGGTCGGACCCAGTTATATCAATGCATTATGGTGAGCTACCAATCACAGCCAATGATCTGGCCCTATACGATTTAGGAGTATCATCGGGTATAATTAAAATACCTTATGAGAAAAGGACCGCAGTAGATGTGGCTGATGATCTATGGTCTGGTAAGCCTGGATTTTCCGCCTCAGTGACTTTTGATGGTGTGACAAAGAATTTCGATTCTGAGAACCTCAAAGCAAGCATGGAACGTGCGACTTTAGTATACTCAGATAAAGGTAAGGTTCAATTGGCTAGAGCTATCGAGAGTAAGTACCCTGACATGCCCAAATATATAGCCGATCAATCATACGCTAATCTAGTGCGAAATCAAGTAGCTGGGTCCACAGTCAACATACTGGATGCCGCTATAACTAAGCGTGGTGAAGGTGAGGCACTGATGGCGAAAGCAGATTTCAAACAAGTCACAACACCCGTACCAACTTTCATAACATTCAAAGTCAGAGCTAGTGTTGCCCTAACAGTACGAGCAGTATCATACGGAAGATCTTGGTCTTATACAGTATCCGGAGGTGGAACAACTACAAGATGGACCTACGACCCTAGAATAATGGGATATACGACATCTAGAGAGGATTTGCTATTGGGTCTATTTGGACACGCGACTCATCCTAGGGCTCCGCGAGGACCATTTCCACCTACCGGTACACTAACTACGATGGGTATAATAGCCTTACTCAAGTGGGCTAGGAAAGTCGACGGATCCATTGGTGATATATCAGATCTAATAGGCCAGGATTCAACAGCACTCTTCAGCTCAATGGAGAGGATGTCGACATCACAACTAAACAGAGTCGAAGATTGCTATCGAATGTTAAACACTGGAGGATATGTGGCTACAGGTGGCTTACAGAATCTAGATCCAATGTTGCTGAAGGCCTTCACGGTACCGTTAGTAGATGCCATATTAGATGATGATGAGTTCATAACATATGCTCTATATCACTACGTCCTATCCTACAATATAACCAGAATCAATAGCCTGAGAATGTCACAAGTAATGACCTTTAATCTCTACAAAGTACATTTCCATGAGTAAAAATACCCTGCACGAACATATTCAATTATTCATAAGATTAC